TGGGCGGTATAAGTGTAACCCAACTCCGAGCAAAAGCCACCATCTTAAAGCAAAAGTATGGAATCAAGGTAATCTTTATCGACTACCTCCAACTTATGAGTGGTACAGGCAAATCAAACCAAAACAGAGAACAAGAGGTTAGCTACATAAGTAGAAGCCTAAAAGCCCTTGCTAAAGAGTTGGAAGTACCTATTATCGCCCTATCTCAATTATCTCGTAGAGTAGAAGAACGAGGTGATAAGATGCCTCAGTTATCTGACCTTAGGGAATCAGGTTCTATTGAACAAGATGCTGATGCAGTTATTATGCTTATGCGACCACATTACTACGAGATGACAGAAGCTATCGAGATTGGTGGTAAAGAATATTCGCCTAATGACTTAGTGGTTTGTAAGGTTGAGAAGAATCGCCACGGATCAACAAAGAATATAGCATTAAGATTTTTACCTGAAACAATGAAATTTGAAGATTATGAATAACGAAACATTTATACCAATGCAAGATGTGATTTATAGAATAAATACGCATCCAGACTTAACACCTAAAGACAAGAAAGAGTTTGCTCATATCACTAATAGCCTGTATATGTCTGATAAGGGTAAAGAGAAGCTGCTTAAACCAACATTAACTAACCAACAAAGAAACAAATTAAAATGAAACAAGTATATGTAAGTAATAATTGGGGTGAAGGGCTAGAGCATGACTACGACATAAAGTATGAAGATGATAAGACAATATGTTTATATTCTAACAATAGCGAATGGGCTGATTATCTACAAGGCCAAGAAGCAGGATCAATTAAAGATATGGGTGATGAATTTTTAATTAAGCTTGGTGAACAAAAGATGAAGCTAGACTATGCAGATATACAAGTACTAAAAATCCTTTTGCTATCTGAGCTAAACGATGTAGATTACTTTGAGATTAGAGAATCAATAACAATTAAAGCATGGCCAAGGGATATAGAAACAGGAGAAAGTTTGAGATAGAAGAAGCCAAGGCTAAGGATGGTACTTACCAGGCTATTAAACTATTTGCCAAGAGCACTAAGGTTATTGTTATTCATCAAACAGAAGCACTAAAGAAAAAGTATTTTCTACTTGAGTACGAAAATAATGGTGAACCTAGTGGCATAAGTGACACAAGAGCAGAGTTCTTTGCATTTAACCTTGATTTAAGGGATAGAATAGTTTTTATAAGAGCAGAGTTCTTAAGGGTTAAAGCAAGGAGATACTGGCGAATAGGTGAGATAAAAGTTAAGGATAAAATCAAGTATGTTAAGATGCCAACAGAAGAACTAATCAGGTGGTACTAACAATATATTAATAATATATTGTAATTTTGGTACATGGCCTACATATCTGCAAGTGATTTAACAAAGATGATGATGGATTATCTAAAGGATAATGGCAATGAAGTATGGAGAAATAATAACCTTGCAGTTAGAGGCAGAGCATTCATAGGAAGGAAAGGAGTTCCTGACATCATTGGTTATAGTAAGAAGTATGGTCACTTTGTTTGCTGCGAGATTAAAGCTATCGGTGACAGGCTTTCTTCGGATCAGATGGTTTTTTTAGAGCAGTTAGCTATGGCAGGAGGAACTGCAATGTTATGTCAGCAGATTAGAGATGAATCAATAATAGTTAAAATATATAATCAAGATGGCGAAAGTCAAGACTGGGAGTTCATCAAAAGTGAGCTTCGGCTCAAGGAAACGAGGTAGAGCAAAGAAATCATTTAATAAACATAGTCCTAGGCCAAAGGCTTACATAGGTCAAGGTCGTTAAAACAAAGTAAAATGGAAAAAGTAGAATTAGAAAACAAGATAGAGAAAGCACCTAAAGTAGTTAAGAAAGCTAAGGATGAGTTTACACAAGAAACCTATGATTTTTTGCATCAGGTGTTAGTAGATTTTGCAATAGATACAAAGCATAGACCTCAGCTTAAAGTAATCTTACAGAACGCAAAGGCAGAACCAAAGAATAACAGTAGTATTTAATAACCAAAATAAATAACATGGCAGCAGGTAAAGAAAAGATTTTCCTAGGAAGGTCACAAACAATGAAAACGGCATTTGGGGAGTTTAAGAAAGTATCATTCGGCCCAGATGATTTAAAGAAGATGAATGATTTTGCAGCAACTAATAATGGTTGGGCTAATATCCTTATTAAAGAAAAGAAAGGTTCTACACCAGGTGAAGCAGGTTTCTATATTGAGCTTGACACTTGGGTTAAAGATGGCCAACCAGCTAAGAATTTACCATTTTAATTAATGATTATGAAAACAAATTACAAAGATGTGGTGGTTAATTTACTAATTTTGCTCGTAGGAGTTTATCTACCATTTGCATTTATTGTAAATGAGTTTAATCCTTTGCATTGGAATTGGTTTAGTAGATCATTATATGTACTTACTTTAGTAGGTTTAATTACTTACGCTATAAAGGAGTATAAACAAAAATAGTTTTGTGTGTTTTTTTGAAATAAAGGTAAGCTCTGTCGTTTCTACGATGGAGCTTTTTTATACTAAAAACCCCCCAGTTTTTACCTGAGGGGAAACCAAAACACCACCAACTATGAGAGAGCTTCTTATGTTTGCCTATTTGTTTTATCGTAGAATCTAGTTAACACCGTTCCGTATAAAGCCTCTTGATATCTCTTAATAAAAGAGTCTGAGCTCTCATCTATGTAGAAGTAGTCCTGTGATTGCATATACACATAGCACTTATCTTTATCCTCTTCATCATCTGTAACGGATTCAACTAAATGAATATTTATCCAAGCATCTGATGGCTCTGTACCATCACCATACTCGTAGCTATCATCTTCCGTTAATTGTGTTATTTGAAGTAACATTTAATATGCTATGTTTTATTATTGTTAACCTAAGCTTTTGAACTATTAAATTCAATCTTACTTCCAACTCATCCCTTTTTTTCATCAACTCATCGATTTCTAGTTCCGCTTTGGTCTTCATACAAATTTACGCTTTAATTATTATAGAAATAAAAAGTGCACACATCATTGATTATCAATGAAATATACACTTATGTTATAACGGATTTAACCTACTTTTTGCTTGGAAGCCTTACTATCTTGCTTCCTAATGGCATGGGTACAAATATAGCAATTCTACCGCCATCTAAAACAACTCCACAACCTAATGTTGGTCGTTTGGGGAAAGGTCGTGAATACTCCATTGCGTAGGCATTAATATCTATGCCACAACCTACATTCATACCGAATATCATATCCTTGTCACTTGAGGAGTACAAAACTCCCCCAAAGGAGTGAATATGACCTATTACAGTTGATTGTCTTGCATCTCTTGCTCTATTGATTGCACCTGCTTGTCCTGATGATCCTGTACCATGGGTATATAGAACACCATCTATTTCCCATTCTAAGCTCCATTTCCAGCCTCTAGGAGCTTCCCAAGCATCTTCATAGGACTTGATAAATCTCTCTGGTAATCCGTTCGCTAATGCCTTTCTTTTGTGTAGGGCACTATGGTTACCTATACATACTTTTACATTAGGGAAACGCTTGTACCAAATGTTAAGTTGTTGCATAGCCATAATAGCCTCCTTAGAAGCAGACTCCCCATTAGGGTTATGCTCATGGAAGCTAATCGCATGATTATCCACTTCATCTCCTATGTGGACAAACTCTGAACATTGGAATTTATTTGCTACTTCGTAACAAAAATCTAAATATTTTGGGTGACAAAATGGGAAATGTGTGTCGCCAATTACAAGGACATTTTTGCTTTTCGACATATGTTGGGTTTTTGGTTTTTATTAAACATAAACAAATGGTGTATTATTTCTTCTATCACCATTTAATTTCCTACTTAATATGCTCTGTCTTTTACCTATAGATTTTGCTGCTTCTGTAACTGAAACATAATAAATCCCTGTTTGGGTATTTAATACAATTTTACCTTTATTTGAAAAAGTTAGTTTTTTTGTTTCTATAGCTTTATCTATACTTTCTTGTGAACGCTTTAAGCCTGTTTGTGCTTTTGATAAGCTATTAATATGCTCTTCGCTAAGTTTCTTTCCTTTATTCCAAGCTGATACACCAAGAGTGCCATCGCCACCTTCTGTTAAGTTACATAAAGGCCCAGTTCCCTTATCTATTCTACCATATAAAGAGATAAATTCTTTCTCTTTATCACGAGCCTCGTTCCATCCTAAATCATCTATTAATATTTCAACTTCATAGTCAGTTCTAGTTACTATTCCGTTCCATATTTTATTTCTGCCTCTAGTACTCTTAGCTCTCTTATACCCACCAGAACCTATACCAATATAAAAGGGTTCATTTTTATCTAATCTTATATGTCGATAAACATATGGCATATTGGTTGGTTTGGTTAGTAAGGTGAGTAAGTACTCTTGCCGTTTACTTTGGTTGCTCTCAAAGTTTGCTTTCTATTTTCTTTGCCTCTGTATCCCACATGAACCCAATCAGGCTTCTCTTTATTACCGAACTCCCAAATTAATTGGTCGTAATCAAGATTGTCCTTTATGTAATTAAAGATGTCTGTATTGCTTACCTCTCCACCATGACCATCCATATCTATATCTGCCGCACGGCCCTTGCAATGATCTGAATTTAAACTGCCTCCAATGAAATGGTTAAGGTCAGCACTTCTGTATCCACTAGAAATATTAATAGGGCCAAACTTTGCTCTAATAGGTTCTAGTACCTTCTCGCATAAAGTCTTTATGTTTTCTAAATGCTCAGGTGTTGGGTTATTACTAACTCCTTCACGCTTTGCTGATTCACTCCTGGTGAACTCGCATAAGTCAAAATGTGCTGATAACTTCATAACTATTTTTTAAATACTTTCTCTACTGTTGTTAATCCTAAACAACCGAACGCTAACAAAGCTACTGATTCTACAAGTATTGTCGAAGGGGCAGTATGTTCATCACTAAAACTATTGTGATACATTGTAATACATAACGCTATAACACACATCAAACCACATAAACGCTTCATAGATAACCTTCCGTTATCTTCGGTAAAAAATTGCTTCATCTTAATTAGTTGTATCGGTTTTAGTCTTACCCCAAAAGTTCTTTTTTTCTTTAATTAGAACTGTATCGTGAATGTAGATTGTATCAACTTTAAATTGACTTATCTCACTCTTTAGTTCACTAATTTCGCTTTTCATTTGCGTAATGGTTGCAACTACATTTGTAACTAATTGCTTTTCCTTTTTAGTTGCCTTTGCTAGAACTGTTGCAGATTTTACATTGGTTGCATCTACTTGCTTCATTAATTCCTCAAATTCAATATCCTTATCTACTTTTTGAGCAGATACCCCACAACCAAATAAGAATAAAATAAATAAATATTTCATTAGTTTATTTTTTGAATTTTACCTAATTGCTCCAAAGTAGAAAGTTTTGTACTTGCTGCTGCTAAACTTGAATCACATCTGCGTAAAGCATTTGTAACCACATCAAGCCTAGTTTCTAATTTCTCAATCTTTACATCTTGATTTTTAGCCTGACCTTGAAAGGTAGAACGCACATCAACGTACAAATAGCCAATGGCTACTAAAACCACAAACAAAGTACCCACAACAGGGTTAGAAGCAAATTCCTTAAATTTAATTGGTATCATATTATAACTTTTTGTAAATTCCTATTGAATATTGATTAGTTGTAGCACCAAGCGTAAATAAGCCGTTTTTAGGCATCTTAAATGCTAATCCAAAGCCGAACCCTACTTTTTTGTTATCCTGTCTTAAATCGCCTAAAACACCCCAATAAACCGCAAATTTAGAAGGTAGTGTCTTGGTGGTTTCTATTCTTATGGTTTTCTCTACGAAATGCCCTCCATATCCCCTTCCAAGTATCTTGTTTTGGCTGATGGTGTCGCTGACATAAACATATTGTACAGAATCCAGCTTTAAGGTATCGTAATACGCATATACTCGGCTATAATCGGACATTATGCGTATAGTATCGTGAACCTCATCTATTTGGTAGATTGTGTCTAAAACTACAAAAGGGATGCTTTCACCCCTCTTATATTTTACTATGTTTTTAACCTCTACAATAGTATCGTACTTCGTTATTACTATCGGCTTTGTTTCTTTCTTTGGCTCAAGAACCAACACTAAAACCGCTATTATTAATATGGCAGTTATTATGTCCTTCATCGGTCTTGTTTGTTTTGCATTGCAATAGCTAACTTATTTATTTGGTCGCTGATGTGGTCTAGCTTTTTATAGATTTGGTCATCTTGCTTTTCCACCATACTAACACGGATTTCTAGTTCTTTTAGTTTAAGACTTATCTTAACGTAGATTCCGATTAATCCAGCAATGATAACTATTGCCTGACCAATAATAAATAAAGTTGCATTCATTACAATTCTTCTTCTTCTTCTTTAATAAATGCGATACCTGTAACCCAATCTTCTAGGAATGTAAAGTTCTCAAGCCCTTGAGTGTTGATAACTTCAATAGGCTTAAACTCAAACTCCTTCTCTCCTAGTTCTTTAATTTGGTCTTGTAGTTTCTTTAATCCTTCTTTAGTGTACTTATAATCTTGTTTGTCGTTAAGGATTAACACACCATCTTTGTCAGTAGCTGCGTTATCAAGTCTTAACTCTTGTACTTTAGTTGCGTATTCCTCTTGATAAGGTTTTAGCTTTTCAGCAAATTTTACTAATTTCTTAATAACCTTTTCTTCAGGGTTACCTTGAATGTTGTTGATTTGGTTGATTACCTCGTTGATTTTTTTGTATTGCATATGTTTGATTTTTTTACAAATATAGTTAATTGTTATAGGTTTGGTTGTAGTATATTTCTGCATTTTCTTTTTGATTATCTGGCAAACTGCCATCAGTAGCAGATATATGGGTTATGATTATTTGTTCTTTTTCTATTTTAAATGCTACTTTTTTTAATTCACTCCATAATAAAGGTGTATTTACTACATTTGGATTTTCTTCAATTGATTCAAGAATCATTTCCATTGCTGTTTTCATAGGTTATTTGTTTTGGTTATAGGTTTGGTTGTAGTATTTGTTTCTCATTTGTATAGATACCCATCCGTTCTCGTGTTGACCTTTATTTCCATTTGCTCCACCTTTAGCACCATCACAATAAGCATTCATTATCTGCTCTTTTTCTTTTTCAAGTAGTTCTTTTGATTTTAATAGTATTGAACTTATTTCATATTCAAAATAACGAGATTCTAAATACTCAATTAATTCTTGCATTGCTGTTTTCATAATATTGGTTTTGCCAAAATTAGTACTATTCGGTTACTTCAGCAACTACTTCAGGAACTATTGGTTCAGGCACAGGCGGAACATAATCCCCTATGATTGTAAGGTTAAGTTGGTCAGTAGATGCAGCAAAGTTATAAGCATATTCATCATTACTACCCCATTCTTGATACGCTTCGCCTGTCATATCAAGATTACCACTAGCACATACTCCCATATTTTCATCCAATAAAGCGTAGTAGAATCTAGCATACTTAAATAACTCTCCACCAATAGGGTAAAGATTAAAGATAGTTGCCGTTACTGATTTTCCGTTTATCCAACTTTGGATAGGAGAGATTGTTTTCATTTTATTTTATTTTATATTTTTAACACGCAAAAGTATTTCCTGTTAATGTACCTGCTGCACTTACTTCATAAGATGTAGCATAACCATAATAATAAATCCATCTTGTTCCTGCAAATGTTTTAGCAGTAGTACAAGCACGATTAGTGTATAATTGAGCACCTGATTGCCAAGGGTCGGTTGTAGTGTTTATGTAAGGCACAAATAAGAATTGCTCACCTGTACCACCACAATTAGAACTTGTTGTTTCCGATGTGCTAAATATCTTGCAACAACTTAAATCGTATTTTGTTAATACCATTCCGCTAGAATAACCACTAAATGTTGAATAAATACCAACCTCCCCATCGGTAGCATATATTCCAATAATGTATGTATTTGTATCTGCAACAGTTACTAATTCCCTTGTATCAGGTAGTGCTGAATAAGAACTCCCTTGAAATCCACCTGTGGTAATTCCATTTTGTAATGCCTTAAAACTTACGCATTGATTGTATGTATTAGCTGCCCAAGTATCTGCCATATTATTTAGTTTCTAGTTCTTTAATTCTTTGTTCTAATGCGTACACTTTTGCAACTAACACCTCACGATAAGATAGGCTTAACATATCATCACTACCTTTTGAAACCGCACTATCTAATATCCCAACAAAATCTTGAGCATAATAACCTAATTCAACCTTTCCGTTTTTAGTGTAAAGTTTAGGAGTTATTAATGCAATGCCTTTTGTTTGATAGTTATCTTGGATAAGTGTTTTTAATCTACTATCGCTGCTCTCAAAAAAGCCCGTTGCAGTCACCGATGAACTAAATGTAGCTGCTCCTGTGGATGCTATGGTAAGTCTTGTAACACTATTTGTTATAAAATTTAATTGCTCACTACTTGCAGATGAAATACCTGTTGTTGTTGTACTTATTTTTAAACAAGGAATAGTTGTATTACCACCATCTGCTACAAACAATGCACCACTAAACCTTCCTGTACCATTAACATCTAGCTTGTAGCCTGAATCAGTAGTAGTTCCTACTGCTAAATTACCTGTACTAAACAAGGTCATTGCTTGGGTAAAGGTTATAGCGTTACCTGCCGTTCCTGAAGGGGCTTTATACCAAATATGCTGACCATTTGAATCTTGGTCATAATAACTTGCAGCACTTGTTATTTTATATCTATATACTGAACCATCGTAATAAGCGTTTCTAAATAATGCAACACCAAAAGATGGATATGCAGCTAAACAACCAACATTAGAAATATCTAATGCAGTAAACCCACTCCACGCACTCGGTGTAACTCCTAATCCTAAATTGCCTGAATTATCTAATAGCATTTTTTGTGTACCCGAAATATTAAACTGCCAAGCACCACTATTTAATATTGTTTGATAAGGAGCAGAAATATTTATTGTCATATTACCCCAACTTCCACCTGCTGCCGTACCCCAATCTAAAACTTTTGTATAATCTGCTGATTGAGTTCTTAATGTTAATATGTAATTTGTTGCAGGTGTAGCAGTTCCAATACCGACATTGCCGCCACCATTCATTAAAATATTTCCACCATTACCAGCTATATAAATATTATTATCGGATTCTATTGATATTAATCTATATGCTGCAGCAGTTGTTGTGTAACCTCTTAATGGAGAACTATTACTTAAAATAACATCTCTACTTGTAATTAAAACAGCAGAAGAACCATCATCACTAATTGCACTATTTCCTATTGCACTTGCACCTGTAAATTTAGGTAGGTAGTTGGTAGTTCCTGTTCCTGTTACAGGATTAGTTAAAGCACTTTGCTTATTGTTGAATGTACTCCAATCCGCACTTGATAAAGCACCTCTATTTGTTGCACTTGCAGTTGGTACATTTAAAGTAATTACAGGAGTTGTTGTTGAATTAGCTACACTTGAACTTAAATCCGTTCCACTTGTTCCTATTGTTAAAGCAGCTACGCTTGTAACTGTTCCTACACCACTACCACCAACTAAAGCTATTGTGCCACTTGCAGCAGGGAATGTGTATTGATATGGTAAAGTTCCACTAAAATAAAAACTATTTGAATATGTATCAAAGTCAATATTTATCCCCTTATTTCCCGAAGCCGAATAAGCAGAAATCCCAACATAACCTGCTAAACTTGCTGAAACATTATTTTTTAATATTACCCCACCATCAAACTTTGTAAAAGTAGAAAATGTTTTTGCTCCTGTGATTGTTTGCGTACCTGCTAAAGTAACATAGCCACTTAAATCGGGAGCATAATTAGGAATGTTAAATACCCCTGTTGTGTTGTTGTATGTTGCTGCTCCGCTAGTTCCTGTTGTAGTTAAGCTAATAGCTAATCTTGCCCTTGAATCCGTAAAGTAAAGATTACCACTTTCAGTAACTTGTGCAGTTGTATAATCTCCACTCGTTGCAACTACTGCTCCTGTTCTACCGAATACCGAAGTAACAGGATAAGATATGTCGCTAGTTAAAGCCAATGTACCTGTTCCGTTTGGTAAAGTAACTGTCCTATTTACACTTAATGTAGGCGGTTGTAATACCAAAGTAAACCCTGAATTACTGAAAGTTAATCCGCTTGTAATATCTACTGTTGATGTAAAGGTTGTGTAACCGCTAAAGGTTTTCGCACCTGTGATTGTTTGGGTGGTCGCTAAAGTTACATATCCTGTTAAGGCTGAACCATAATCAGGGATGTTCAAAGTCGCACCCACAAGCGTACTAACCCCTGAACTTCCTGTGGTAGTTAAAGTAATAGCTGCTTGTTTGTTATTAAAAGTATTCCAATCCGTAGAAGATAAATATCCATTTGCACTCGTAGTTGCCTGTGCAATCGTTATATTAGGCGTTGTACCACCACTTGAACTCAAAGGTGATGTAGCAGTTACCGCAGTAAGATACCCTGTTAAATCACTTGTTAAGGCAACTGTTCCGTTTGCATTAGGGAATGTATAAGACCTTGCAGCAGTATTACCTGATATAATAAACTTACTTAAATATAAGTTACCATTTAACCAACTTAAATCCCCAAGAGTATCAGCATAGATTAAACTTTCATTTGCACTACCTGTGGCAGCAGCAGATTGGTGCTTTAACCCTAAATGTCCATTCCCTGCCGTTCCCTTAATATGTAAAGATTTGGCATTTAAAGAAAACACATCTAAATCAACATCTTGCGTAGCACCTGTGTAGGGAACATAGCCTGTTAATATCGGAAAGGTTGTCAAGTTTCCTGCTCCGTTTACATACTGAAGGTTTGTCCCGTTGAAACCGATATTTATTGTACCGCTGGTATTGATGGGTGAGCCTGTGATATTTAAACTATCGCCGCTTTCAGTAACCGCAACACTCGTAACTGTACCTGTTGCTCCTGATGCCCTTTGCCAAATAGAACCGCTATAAATAACTTGGTCTCCTACTACAAAAGCAATAGCACCAGCACCAAAGTCAACTGTTCCTGCCACATTACATAAGTAAACATCTCCTTGATTTCCTGTGCCATTTACAAGGGTTGGTGTGTTAGTAGCAGCATTCCAAGTGCCCTTATACTCCATAACCGAGTTAGGTAACTGACTTACTAAAATCTTACCATTTACATCAAGTCTTGGCACACCATTTGCAACATCAAATCCTAATGAAGTCAATACCCCACTTGTGCCAATAATGACATCTTGTAAATCCCTAACTTTCGCACCTCCAGTAATTTGTATCTGTTGACTCATTCTATTTCTAATTAATTATTTTACAATCATTCTGACAAACTCATCCACTTCTAGTGCTCTTGCCGTTGCAAAGGTAAGAACTCCTGTGGCACTATTAAAGCTAACATTCTCATCCGTTGGTACACCGCTTGTAGCTATTAATCTAACCTCTACACCACCTCTTGTAACTGATATACAAGTAGATCCGATTGCCCCTGAGAATGTAACAGTTGTTTCACCACCTGCTGCCGTATAAGAAAAACTATTCACGCTTGAAGTTGATATTGTAGAACCTCCGTCTATAACTTGAGTTCCTGTTATTGCATAAGCACCTGTTCCTTGTA